CCACGGTCGTCGGCAATCTGCAGCTCCTCGAGGCCCCGAGTGTAAATCGCAGCCCATACCGGGATTCTGGCATCATCTTTCAAATACGGCGCGGCCTGCATGAGCGAGCCGTAAAGATAGACGTCCGGTGCCTGCGCAAGCAGCCAGTTCGATGCGACAGAATTAGACAGCTTAGTCAGTTTCGCGTAATAAATCAGCTCTGCGGTGTAGGTGTTGTCCGGCACCGGCAGCACGCGGATCTGGCCGCCCACAATGCCGAAATACTGGGGTTTACCCGCAGATATATAGGTTGTAGATTTAAGGCTATCCAGAGCGTCGATAGACTCAAACGTGAGCGCCGTTACCGGGTTCGTATTCAGCTTGATCGACTTGGTCTCCAGAAAGTCAGCCGGCACAGCGCTGTATTCCGTATCAATCGACGCGGTAGCGCGCACGATCATCTGACGGGTGCGCAGCGTGCGCTCGATCTGAGCCTCGGCCAGAGCGATAAAGTCCGGGACAACGCTGGTCAGGTCGGTGCGGTTTAGCCAGTCGGCAACCGACGCCTTCAGCTCGGTGTATGTCGTCAGTGCCATTAGGTTTCCTTCGCTTTTTCCAGATCCTTGATCGCCCAGGTGTGATCGTGCTTGAACTCAAACGTCCCGATGTGCCCGATCTCTTTTGAGACATCGTGGTCAATCCAGATTTTAAAGCCAGCTTCGCGAGCTTTCCTACAGAAAAAAACGTCCTCGCCGATGTAGCCACGCTTATCGCTACGCCAGGGCGTTTCGTACCACGGTTCACTTAACGCCTTAAACACGCCAGCCTTGATGAGCATTACGCCCATCCCAACAGAGCCAACTTCCTGCAGGCCGGTGCTCTCGGGCATTGACCAGACCAGCTCGCGGTCGCCGTTTTCCTTATACACCTGAGCCGTCGGCCCAGTGGGCATTCGGCGCCTGGCGCAGTTAGTCGCCACAATATCCACATCATGCGCCAGCAGGCGAGAGATCATGTCCTGCGGGAACCGCATATCCGAGTCAATAAACAGCAGGTGCGAGCAGCCTTCGCGCATCGCATCCAGCGATAACTCGGCGCGCTGGTTTGCGATCAGCGTTCCTTCAGAGATCTTCAGCGAGATCGCGTCGTTCGTGTTTAACGTGTGGTAGCACACGAGGTTAACAAGATCGTAGGTGAACATGGTATGAACCATGTCACGCGCAGGAGTGCAGACAGCGATGTAGTTCGTCTTCATACCTGCCCCGGACGCACGCGAAAATGACGATTTTCTGGATCGTTGATCCAACGCTTCATGTACGCCTCGTCATCGAGTTTGCCCTCGGCCTTGAGCTGATAGTAGAGACTTAGCGGAATTGATGCCACGCGAGTCCATTCGCCCCAGCGTGCGCGCTCATCCACCTGATTAAATTCTTGCTTGTTCTCTTCAATGATCGCAGTCACATCTTGCTGCGTCTGAATGATGGCCTCGTCTTTTTCTTCGTCGTAGTGCCACGTCCTGGTAATCCCCAGGTCTTTGTTTACATCAAACAGTTTTGAATTTGTCATTTTTTGGCTAAAAGTTAAAAAAGGGGACCAGGTTTCCCTGATCCCCCTCACTCCGATTAGGAGGTCACCAGGTCAGCGGCCAGGCCGTGGGCGTTCTCAGCCAGAACCTTCAGGCCCCACTCAACGATCAGCAGACGCTTTTCGGCGTCGCCGGTCTTGGCGAGTTCAACCTGCTGGTACGGACGCAGAACAACCATCTTCGCGTAATCGGGGTCCAGGACCCAAGCGTCACGCTCGCGCTGGAAGCGGTTAGGCACCACGTTCACGTTGCCGAAGTCCGACACATAAATGTCAGCGGCGCCGATGATGGTGGCAGGACGCGCACCGCCTTCGACGTTGAAACGCGAAGAGGCGATACCAGCAAAGCCAGACACGCGCTGCTTGTTGACGGGACCCGTCATCAAGATCTTGGGCGTACCACCTTGAGCCCACACCTTCTGAATCACGTTCTTCAGGATGGTCTCGGTAAAGGTGCGCACGGTGCCATCAGTACGACCCAGCTGCGGCAGGGTGGTATAGGTGGGGTTGACGCCGTTGGTGGTGTCCCAATCAACGTTGGTCTTGATGAAAGCGCCCAGCGAAGCCGAGGTGCGAGCAGCGGTGGTGCTACCAGAGGTAGTGCCAGCGTTGTTCAGCATCGCGAATTCTTGATCGCGCTTGAGTTCCGCGGAACGCTTGGCGATCTGGTAGGCGATTTCAGAGCGACGGCCGGCCTTGTTGACCACTTCTTCAGTGTTCGACAGGACGATCGTCTTGCGGCTGATCTGAGCGTAGTTCTGCAGACGCACAGTAGCGGTGACGGCCTCAAAGGTGACGTCGTCGCCTTCCAGCTGGGCGTTGGCAGCAGCGGCAGCCAGCGCGTCGGTTTGCCACTCATACAGCGTGTTGGTCACGTTCTCGCGACCAATGTTGCTCATGAAGGGCGTCTCTTCGGGAGAGATGTTGGTGATAACGTTGCTCAGGTCTTCACGGATACCCTTGGCAGAGTAGGTAGTGAAGGTATTGGTTACGATAGCCATGATTTACCTCGGTAAAAGAAGTTCGATTGCAGAAGCCGCATCATCGACGCGGCCGGTTTTGGCAAGACGCTGGTTTGCTCGAGCGCTATCACTCATCTGAGACACTCGTCCTGCTGCGCCAGGCTTGGCAGGTCGCGGTCCGTTGTTAGCCGGTTTGATGTTGGCCCGTTTGGCCTGCATCTGGTCATACAGCGCAGCTTTACGCAGCGCCAAAACCACCCGGTGGTCGTAAATGTTGCCAAGCTCTTGAGGTGTGAATCCCATCTTCTGACCGAATTCAACGAGCATTGCTTTCTCAGCCTTTGCCTTCGCGGGATCTTTCCACGCCGGCAATGCCTCGATGAGCGCTTCAGACTCTTTGGCCTTCAAAGCCTGAAACTGCTCCATCTGCTCCTTTTGCGAGATCTCGGCAAGCCGCGCCTGTTCGGCCTGAATAGCCGCAGCCTTTTCCCGGTTCTCTCGCATCACCTCCCGCTGCCGCACATATTCGATGGGGTCCTCTTGGTAGAGGCGTTCCCAGTCGATCTTGGGCTCTGCCGCGGTCTTGACTTGCTCACTTAACGCCGTCAACAACTGAGCATATTGCTCTCGCTCGGCCCGGACTGCCTGCAGTTCAGCTTCGGCGGCTTTACGCGCCTCGGCAACCTGCTGCGTTTTCCGGGTGTAATCCTGAGTCCGGGAATAGCCCTTTTGGAGTTCGTCCAAAGTAACCTCGACCTCCTTACCGTCAACTTTGACGGTGAAGATCTCGGGCTTTGCCTCGTCCTGGGTGTCTTCTTCTAACTCAGGTTGTTCAGCCTCCGATTGCTCTGCGGAATTGTCTTCGTCTTCCGCGAGCTCTTCGGGGGCTGCCGCAGTCGCGTCCTCATCTTGAGGTTGCGACTCTTGCGTCTCACCGCTTTCCTGTTGTCCTTCTTGAGGCAGTATTGCGGAGAGTGCTTGGACCGCTTGGTCCATATTCAAGGGGCCAGTGGGCGCACTTGCCTGGGGCGTAGGTGCATTCATTGGTTAAAAATCCTTCAGTTATTTCTTTTGAATACGCTCAATGGCGCGCTGCGCCACCTTGCCGTTATCGATCACCTTTGTGAGCTCAAGCCGCAAATTTTCAATTGCCTTAAGCATTGACCAGCATTGCTCGCGCTTTGCTGTTTCTTCTGCTCTGGTTGCCTTGAACACCCAAACCTGATCGTTCTCCAATTTAGCCAGCGCAGACGCTAGGGTTTCATCCTCTAGCAGTTGCTGCGCCTTACGGCCTTTCCTTACCGCCTCGTCTTCCGTCATTGAGCCATTCCATTAAGGTTGATGGGAACAGGCGCCTGTTGCGCCTGAGCTGCCTGCATAGCAGACTGCACGATGGCCGTCTGCTGACGCATTGCCTCACGGTCCACATTCTGCATCGCCATCAATTCGGCGTTGCTGATCTGGGTGCCGTACTTTAATTCAAGTTCG